CATGCATGTCCCGGCTAAAACCGACCTCATGACCGTGGCGGCCGTCAAAGCCAGGCTGCTCAAAGCCCCGCCCCTCGATCCACAAGAGCAGGCTGCCTTCTGGACCGGCTACGAACAGGTCCTCTCACAGAGCTACACTTTCGCCCCTCGTGGAGAGCCCATGGTCTTCGACGACCTGTATCAGCCATGGTATGACCACTTCGACACTGCCCTCACCAAGAAACGGTACCTTGCCGCTATGGCCACCATCAAAGAAGTGGGCTGGGAAGCCGCTGAGGCCAAATGCCGCACCGTCTTGGTCCAAGGAAAATGGAACGAGGGCAAAATTTCAGGCAGCGACCCCTCGTGTAAGCCTCGCACTCTTTCCAACATTGACCCGTTAGCCCAGGTTTGTGTCGGACCTTTCATCTACGAAGTCACCAAGCGTCTCAAAGCCGCTTGGGACGACACTTGGCATCCGTACCATTCCGCTCGCGGACTCTTCTACGTCCATTACCATTACGCCGGCGCTGACACTGACTCTGATCTCACTGAATGGGCCGTTAATCACCACCAAGCCGCCCCTAGGTTCATCTCAATAATAGTCAGCGGCGATGACAGCGTCGCTGTCTACCGAGACGACAATGGTCGACTAGTGATCATGGAGGCAGACGCCTCCATGTACGACCAATCCGAGTCCTTCGGACCATTGGCTAACCAGTACGGCATGATGATGCATTTTGGCGTTCCGCGCAAAATCTGCACCCTTCTTTACGACCTGGCATCCGCCACGCTCGTAGTCCGTCTTCCGGAGACCACCGCTGCGACCATTAGGATCAGCCAGAAAGACCGACCCATGCGACAGACAGGGGGTTCGGACACGTCACTGGGGAATTCGTATGTCATGGCCACAGCCATAGCTTACGCCCTCACCCATTGCGACAACTCTTCCCCCGATGCCCTCAAAGCCGTATTTTTACAAATGGGCTTCTCCATGAAAATCAAGTTGCACACTAGTTTCCTACAATGCAGCTTTCTCAAAGGTCATTGGGCTCTCACGACCGACAATTCTTTCCATTGGGTGCCGCTCCCGTCCCGTATCTTTAAAATAGGCAAGACCGTTGAACCCCTCTACGTGCTTTATCCCAAGGCGTTCAAGAGATACCATTTCAGGCACGCTCTACGCGTGTCTGCGCGCGCCTTCATCGCTTCTGTCGCGGCGGGCTACAGCAACTATGTCTCCACTCCTTTCCTACAACACTATATTAACGCTTTTCCGCTGGAGACC